TTATAACCTTCAATACCGTGACCTAGAAACACTGACCACCACAACGGTCACAGGCATCACCGACCTGTTCTACGACCTGACGGGGCTGACGGCTGCCAGTGACTATGAATTCCGCGTACAGGAAGACGATGGCACTACCGTGTCGGCGTTTTCGGCTTGGAGTGGGTTTACGACATTGGCCACGGCTTGGCCATTCTTCGTACCCACTACCGTTGCGGCAAAGACATGGCAGTGGAGTGGCAGGCATCCGAAAACCGGTATGCGGGTTCGGATATTCGTTGAGACGCCATGATGAAAAAGCTAACGGCAAGGCAGTCGCTTTTTGTGGGCGAGTACCTTGTTGACCTAAACGCTTGCCACGCCGCAGTCAGAGCGGGCTATAGCGAGAAAACCGCGAGCAGGATTGGCCCTGAGCTACTTGGAAAAGCTTGGGTTGCCGAGGCTATCCAGAAGCGCATGAATGAGCGGTCAAAGCGCACAGAGATCAGCGCCGATTTTGTGCTCAATGGAATTATCAAGAACATATCCCGATGCGAGCAAGGGGAGCCGGTTAGAGACCGTTCTGGCGAGCTTGTAATGATCGAAACGGACGACGGCCTAATTGCCCCGGCATACAAATACGACGCATCAAACGCGCTTAAGGGATACGAACTGATAGGTAAGCACCTGAAGCTTTTCACCGACAAGCACGAACACGCCGGCCCCGGTGGGGGGCCAATTCAAAACGCCGTCACGTTCAACTTCACAGGCGTCAATGCAGATTCAGATTAAGTGCCTGGATAAATTCCAGCCGCTGATTAAAAAACGAAAGCGCGTCAAGATTATTCTGGGTGGTCGCGCATCCACCAAAACCACCTTTGTAGCCGATTACGTTGCCGCCTGTATGACAGCCGGCCAACTCTGGTGTGGTGGGCGAGAGTTTCAAAACTCCATTGATGAGTCGGTACACCGCACCCTGCAAGACGAGATCCATAGGCTCGATATTCCAGGCTTTGATTTCAGTCGCACCGATATGTCTCACCAATCAGGTGGGCGGATCTTTTACCGGGGCCTAGCCCGAAACATCCTGTCACTCAAGGGCATTCTGTCCGGCGTTGATGGCCTGTGGGTAGAAGAGGGCGAGGGGTTAAGCGAAGACACCTTACGCATTATGACAGCCTCCACACGAGCCACAGCCGCCGACTTTGACGCAGCCGTGGCCGCAGGCATTCCGCTATCCGAAATGAAGACGCCTGAAATCTGGATCACGATGAACCGGGGCAGCCGATCCGATCCGATTAGCAAGAAATACCTGGCGCGGGCAGAGCGCGACCTTGAGCGTAACCAATACTACGAAGACGACGAATTGATTGTCATCGAGGCCAATTACAACGATATGCCGCGTGAGTGGTTCCTGGCATCTGGCCTTGAAACCGAGCGGGCTTCTGACTTTGAACACATGACGCGGCAGCAGTACGAGCACAAATGGCTTGGCAAGTACCTGGAAGCCGTGGATGACGCGATCATCCAGCCCGAGTGGTTCGATGCCTGCATTGATGCGCACGTAAAGCTTGGCTTTAAGCCCGCCGGCCGCAAGGTGGTGAGCCACGACCCGAGCGACAACGGCGCCGATGACAAGGGTTTAGCTTATCGCCACGGCTGCGTGTTCTTCGACGTGCAAGCGCGAAGCTTTGGCGATGTGTCTGAGGGCTGCGACTGGGCAACAGATTACGCAATCCAGAAACAAGCTCAGGATTTCATCTGGGACGCCGACGGTCTGGGCCTTGGCCTTCGTCGCCAGGTGGCGGATAACCTCACCGGCCAGACTATGCGGCAGGAGTTGTTCAGAGGCTCCGCAGGTGTCGATAAGCCGGACGCCATGTACCAGCTGATTGATGACAACAGTGCTAAGCCAATCAGCAACCGGGACGCCTTTAAGAACCGTCGAGCGCAAGCATACGTCCACTTGGCCGACTGCATGTACCGAACGTATCGGGCAGTGGAAAAGGGCGAGTATCACGACCCTGACACACTCATAAGCTTTTCCTCCGAAATCAAAGAAATTAGCGGGCTCAAGTCCGAGTTATGCCGGATACCGAAGAAGCCGAACGGCACGGGCAAGATACAGATAATGAGCAAAATTGACATGAAGGCGCTGAAGATCGAATCACCGAACATGGCCGATGCCGTGATGATGTGCCTCGCAGTGCCGGACAAGATTGCTCAAGCTATTTTTATTCCTCCCGCCATTAAACCCATGGGCCAACGCAATGGATCTGGAAGAAATCAAAGAACTCGTTGATGACGCGGAAGCCAGCACCAGCGCAACCCGTGAAGAAGCGGGCGATATGCTGGTTTTTGGTCGCATCTCGCAATGGGATGACGATATTGGCGCGGATGTTCAGACCGAATTTCGCGGCACGTTCGATATTATCAAGTCACGCCGGAATCGAATTTTGGGCGAGCTATGGTCTAACCCGGTGGGTATCAGCTTCCGCGCGGAAGATGGCGCTGACGAGGAAGCAGCCGAAACCCTGACCGGTATGTACCGCACAGATATGTTGCGCTCAGAAGAGGCCATAGAGACTGCACTGCAAGACCAGGTGGATTGCGGCTTTGGCGCGTTTCGCTTTGTCACAGAGTACGAATCCAAGTTCGACGATATGAATAATTATCAGCGGATTATTGCTGAGCCAATCAACGAAGCCAACAATGTTGTCTATTTCGACAGCAACGCGAAGAAAAAAGACAAGTCAGACGCCCGCTGGTGCGCGATCATCACCACGTTTACCAAAAAGGGCTGGGAGCGTTTCGCGGACGAGATGGGCATTGATTACGATGCCAACAAAGAGCCGGCTCCGTTCAAGTCGCCCGAGCGCAGCAATACTCTGTTCTGGCGCTCAAAGTCTGACGAAATCAAGGTAGCCGAATTTTACAGCAAAGAGAAAAAGCGCGAGCGTGTGCTAATTTTTGAAGATCCGCTGGGCCAGACGAAAGCCGTTTATCAGCGCGAAGTCAAAGACGTGATTGATGAAATGGAGGGCGCCGGGTTCGTCAAGATTGGCGAGAAGATGAAAGACCGCTGGGTAGTCACTAAAGAGATTGTGACTGGCGAGAAGGTGCTAAAAAAGCAGCGCATACCCGGCGAACATATACCCGTTGTCCCGATTTACGGCGATTGGAGCCGCGTTGAAGGACGTGAGCTATGGCGGGGCATCTATCACGACGCGCAGGACGGGCAGCGCCTGCATAACTTCACCATGAGCTACATGGCCGACATCGTAGCCAAAGGGCCTCGCCAGAAGCCGCTGTATTTCCCTGGCCAGATACAAGGCTTTGAGTGGATGCACTCAGCATCTGGAGCTGATAACAATCTGCCGTATTTGTACCTTAACGAGCAGAGCCCTATCACCGGCCTGCCGTACCCCCAGGGCCCAGCATCCTATGTTGAGCCGCCACAGATACCCCAGTCCGCAGCCGCACTGCTGGAGTTTACCCGGCGTTCCGTGGATGACGTAACCGGCGGCGCACTGTCGCAAGACCAGATGATGAGCGGCCAGGTAACAGAGGGGCAAATCAATTCCGCGCAATCCGCGCAGAACATGGAAACTTTCCTGTATCAGAACAGCTTCGCGCTGGCCATGAAGCAGGCAGGCCGTGTTTACGCATCCATGGCCGCAGAACTGTACGACGTGCCGCGTGAAGCTATCACCACGCAGCCAGACGGCACTGAATCGTCTGTTAGCGTTATGGATACAGTTTTTGACGAGGAAACCGGCGAAGAAGTCACGCTGAATGACATAACAAAGGGAAAATTCAACGTCTATGCGGACGTGGGGCCGAATTTCCAGTCACAGAAAGACGAAGCCCGCACCGAAATGCGCGAGCTTTACACCCCACTGGCAGGCACGCCAGAAGGCGAAATGGCCCTGCTAACTTACTTCACGCTGATGGATGGGCCAAAGACCGACCACCTCAAAGCCTACGCCCGCAAGAAGCTCATCATGCAGGGGCTTATGGAGCCTGACACAGACGAAGAAAAGCAGATGCTTCAGGAAGCTCAGCAGCAACAGCAGAATCAAGAGCCAGACGCCAACATGATGCTGGCAATGGCAGAGCAGGCCAAAGCAGAGGCCGATATGGCCAAGGTTCAGATGGACGGGCAGCACAATCAAGTGCAGAGCCAGGTGGACGCTTACAACGCTGAAACGAAGCGACTGGATGCGATGGCCAAGGCCAAGAAGTACGGCGTCGAGTCCAGCAAAGTGAGCGCAGAGATCAAGGGTACCGAACTGGATAACCTGCAAAAGCTTCAGCAGGCCATGATGCCGGCAGGTATGCGCTCCAACTAATTCTATAACCCTTCACGTAATGTTATAATGTTTCACAATCGAGCAGGGCGAACACCCTGATCCGTGTGTGGCGGTATCCGCATATACGCAAATAAAGGCGTCAACTTTATGTCACTGAAAGAATTACGAGCTTTAGCCGAAGAAGACGACACAGCCACCACCAAAGCAGACGAGCCGGAAATTCAGGATGAGCTAGAAGCGGATGAAGTTGAAGCCGACGAAGGCAGTTCTGAGGAAGAGGGCGCCGAAGCTGAAGATGAGGGCGAGTCGGATGATTTTGAGCTTGAGCTAGACGGGGAGTCAGAACCCGACCGGCAGAAGCCTAGCGCAGAAGAGGCGCTGATTCATAAGCTGACCAAAGAGCGCAAGAAACGTCAACAGGCGTCTACGGAAGTGGACGAGCTAAAAGCGCAGATTGCGGAGATGCAGAAGGCCATGAGCACCGGCCAGTCGCAGCCGCAGCGCCAACAGCAAGCACCTGAAGCGCAATACCCGCGTGTACCGTTGCTATATGAGAACGGGGTAGATACGGCCGAGCAATACGGAACGGCTTACCAGAAGTGGGTTAGCGAGTGCAAGCGCATTGACGAATCGAACACTCAGCGGGTTCAGCAAAATGATGAGTACGCCAAATCCATGCGGTCTAAGACCGAAGGGCTGGCAAAGCGGGCGGCGCAGTTTGCGACAGACAACCGGGTCAGTGTTGACCGTGTAGCTGATGCACTCAATCGCGCCACTGACGAGGTAGACGGAGCCACGAACATTGAAGGCTCTTTAGCTTACTTGTTGGATTCAGTCGGGGATGGTGGTGAGCGGGTTGCTTACTACATCGGCACAAACGAAAACGCCATGACGCAGATTAAGCAATTGCTGACAGACGACCCCAANGGGTTTAAAGCAATCGCCCACATGACGCGACTGGCTGAAAAATTGAAACCGAAACACTCCAAACGAATCAGCAAAGCCCCTGCACCCGATGAATCATTGCGTGGTGATGGGTCGCCAGCCTCCAGCCGGAAGCTACAGGAAGCCTTTGATAAGGCATCCAATACCAGCGACCTGAAAGCCATGCGAGACATTCAGAAACAAGCGGACGCACGAGGGGTTAAGCTCACATAGGTATTAAGACATGGCTAATCAAACAGCTAAGAATATTCTGGCCTTCTACAACGAAGCCTGCAAGCAGATGAACGACAGCTTTGTTTATGCGTCACGCATGGGCATTGACACTCAACCCGGCGTGGATCTGCAAAACGCCAATAACGTGTATTGGAAGAGTGTTGAGCAGCAAGCGCCGATTGTATCCGGCTTTGACCTGTCCGGCACAACCCCCGGCAACATCATCGAGCAGACCTATCCGCTGAACGTGGAAGCGCCCCGAAACGACTGGTTCACCCTTCGCGCCGAGGAATTGCGCGATACCAGCTTTATGAAGCGCCGCGCTATGGCCGGTTCCCGCAAGCTGAGCGCAGACGCCAACCTTCGCGCCGCTAACCTGGTGGCCAATACCGGCACCATGTACTACGAGTCGGGCAATGCAGGCTTTGATTTTGTATCCGAGGCGTCAACGCTGATGTCTGAGCGCCAGGCGTATCGTGATATGGGCTCCAGCTTTTTCCTTAACCCGCGCACCTATCAAGTTATGGGCTCTGACCTTGCGTCACGCTCTGACCTGTCTGGTCGCCCTGAACAGGCGTACGGAACTGGCCAGATTGGCAAGAACGTGGCCGGCTTTGATGTGTTTGAGGCTCCGACCTACGGCACCATCCCGACCCAGGCAGGCGCAGCCAGCACCGTGTCCGCTAACGTGGTTGAAGTGCCTGAAGGTTTTAAGGAAGTGGGCGGGTCTATCCAGAACATTGACTACCGTTACGGCACGGTCAATCTGACCTCTGGCACCAACTACCAAGTGGGTGATGTTATTACTTTTGCCGGCGTGAAAGCGCTGGGTTTGATGGACAAGACCGATACTGGCCAGCTGATGACCTTCCGGGTTATCGCAAAAGCCACCAACGCCTTGACCATTTACCCCAAGCCGATTGCCGCAAACCAAGCCGGCATCACTGCATCGCAGGCCGCATACGCCAATATCAGCACGGCGATTGTGTCCGGCCTTTCAGTGGCCAAAGTCAACGTAACAGGCGGGCAGGCGAACAGCTTCTGGGCTGATGATTCTGTTGGCTTCGTGAACGCTGACGGCAACCTGGACGTGTTGAACGAGTTTGACGGCATGAAAGTGACCAGTGAAACCTTGGATAACGGCATTAAGCTGTACATGGCTTATGACGCCAAGCTGGACACCCTGAACTGCCGTGTTCGTCTGTTCACCTGGTATGGCTTGGTCAACAAGGACCCGAGCC